ACTCTGGCAGCCTATAACATTTTTTTCGCTTTGTGAACATTTAGTGCTTGCAAGGGTGTGCTGTTACCCCTATGTTAACAATATACACAGAAACAAAGGGAACACGGACATGACAATCGCAGTAGCAATCGAAACAATCGAAGCATCAAAACTCAACGCATCTCAGAAGCGCGCAGCACTTCGCTTGATGTCTGCAATGAAGAAAAACACGCAGAGTTCAATTGAAGGAGATACTCCAGAATACGTCTTGCACGTTGGCACTTCTGATTACTGCTCACACGTCAGCTTCTCTTGCTTCGGGAAAGGCACTCTATACGCCGCCGACCTGCACGTTGTTATTGGACCACGCGGTGGCAAGAAGGTATTGAGCTCTGATAGAAGGTTTTCAGACCTGCCCGGCGGAGCAGGCAAATTTTACATCTAATCAGCAGGGGGCCACGCGCCCCCTCCAACCGGGAGAAGCGTAATGTTAAACACATCCACAATTTCAGCTGAAGACATCACAATCCTTTGCGTTTTGGATGCAGACGGCGAAACAGCGGTTGCTGAGTTTAAGTCAAACGGCGCTTTTTTTATCGCCGACACATCCGACCTTGCAGAGTTTGGCGAGGTGTTCCAGATCACCAACACAAAACGCATGAAGGCTGGCGCAACGCCAGAAGAGAAGATCAACGCGGCACGCAAGGATTACTTTGGCGCCGCGTGATGCAAACTGGGAGAGCAGAATATGATGCCAACGAAACAAGACTGGGCGATCTTCGCCATATGGATGTCACTCTGCGGGCTGTTGATCGCCTGCACGGTGGCCGCTAATGTAAATGATGAAACAATGCGCCCAAAGGCGCGACCAACACACTGGGAGACCACGCATGGCTAACAACTACTCACGCTCCGACATCCTCGATATGGCGAGCGAATGTATTACGAGAGATCGCGCTGCGACGCACGGCGACATGGAGGAAAACTTCTCGACGATTGCGGCTTATTGGAGCATCCACCTCGGGGTCGAGATAACCGCCGCAGATTGCGCAATCATGTGCGCGCAGATAAAGCTCGCGCGCCTCAAGTCAAATGTCGCCCACGCCGACAACTGGGTGGATCTAGTCGGATACGCTGCCTGCGGCGGTGAGCTGGCCGCTGAGCGCTCGGGGGGCTCGACATGAGCGAAGCATGGGCAGCCATCTTACCGAGGCTGGTAGCGTGTCCTGAGTGCCATGGGGAAGGCACTATAGAGGAGGGGTACGCATACCCGCACAACGCGGGCCGCGACATCGGTGAAATCATCATGGAGACCGTATCGTGTCCAGAGTGTGGCGGCATGGGAGAGATCCCGCCGCCTGATGAAGAGGAAGAGGAGGAAGACGAGTGAAGTATGACCCAGAGGCGCTGACGCGTCACGTCATCGACTGCGCGGAGCAGGGGATGTCTCAGGCCGACGTGGCAGACTTACTGCGCGTGTCGCGCTCAACGATCCACCGGATCACTAGCAAGCTAAACATCAAACTGGAAAGGAAGCCCCGTGAATACGGACCAAACTCAGATCATTATCAGTCGGCTCGAGCGGATAACGAGCATAATGCTGGCGGAGCAGAAGACGCAGCAGAGGCCCAATCTGAAGCAGCGTCTGGAGGAAGTGCAAGCCCTATTAGACGCACTAAGGCGCGCGACCAACGTGACGCCGTTGAGCGGCTGAAAGCAAAGCTGGAGGGCGTGACGGATCATCGTGTGCGCTATGAGATTACATATGGCCACTGCGTTTGGGAGTACGAGCAGTCTATGTATCGGGAAGGCAGGCGCGACCCCCTGCCGTCTGGCCCGCGCAGGCCGACGACAGTGGCGCCGTCAATGAAGATTGCGGCTGAGAAGCTGAAGCAGCACAGCATTGACCAAGGCAACCGCCTGTTTGCTTTGCTGCCTTACAACGAGCGCGTGACGGCCTCACAGGCGGCGGAGATACTAGGTGACAGTATTCCGCGCACGTCAAGCTATCTCAAGAAAATGTGGCAGGCGGATAAGATTTACCGCGTCCGAGACTTGGTCGAGGTCGAGGGATGCACTAAACTTCAGTGGCGCTGGGTATTTAGCAAGCAACCAATTAAGGCGATCAATAACTGCTTTGAGGATGACGAGTAATGGATGACAAGGAAATGGAGCGCATGATAAACGCGGCCGGTCTAATCGGAGCGGCCGTAGGCTTCTTTAGCGGCGCTGTCTTGATGGCGCTGGCCTTTACTATATTTTAGTAATCGTGTGGGTGGCCGTGAATGTTGGCACATTTAGCAGCGTCGAAACCAATAAATAGTTGCGATGAAAGCCACCCACTCAAGTCTTTTAGTTAAAGCCTCGCTCGGCCACAAGCTATTATTTAAAGCTGCCAAGTGTTTCTTGCATTGACTGCGTTTCGTCCATAAATTCTTCTGACGTAATATATGTTGTGACGGCGGAAAGTTCATCGCCTCGGCGGAAAACTACAGCGCCCAAATCTATCGACACAAACGCAAAAATATCCGACACACCGACATTCTTTTTGGGTGTGTAGAATGCGTAACTCCGACTTCCCTTATAAGTCTTGCTGGCGGTTTTTACCTGCAAAGTTAGAGTGCGTGTATCCATTTGTATATACGCATCGTGATCTGCAATCTGGCATAGAGTGCAATAATATCCAGCCAGCGATAAGTAAGAGAGAGCTAAATGCTCTCCCGCCCTTCCTACCGCCGCACTGGCTTTTTGGTCTTGCTTGGCCACTTAGCTAAGTTAGCTAAACTAGACAATCAGCTCGAAATGTGGGCCGTCAATAAATGGCCGCTTCCCCTGACCCCTTCGAAGGTCGACGTAGCTGTTGTATGCCTCCTCCATAGTGCCGTTCCAGCTCGATATATTGAATGGGTAGGCGTGGCCCTCCACGGCCCAAGACGCGCCCCAGCAAACTGCGACGCCAACGTCTTGCGCGCCGCGCTTCATGGCGTCCGCAATTTCGTCGTACAGAGAGATCTCCCAAGACGCCCTAGAGCCGACGTAGGCCATGAGGTCGACGGCAAGCCCCTCGATGTGTTTGCTCTTCATCGTCTTGGAGGCGCCCTTCTTAACGAGCTCCCGCTGCTCTCCTATGGTGCGCAGTCCGCATATGACACCGAAGTCCACCTTAGTGTGACCTATGGCAGACTGCACGACCGAAACCAGTCTCTCGTCTACGCCCTCGAGGCGCTCGAGGCTGCGGCTTGATAGCTTAAAGGTCATTATGACTTCCTCTTCTTCTTAGCTGGCTTCTTAGCCGTCTTGGCAGCCTTTTTAAATGCACTGGCCGTTGGCGCTCCTTTTGTGCCGGGCTTGCGCATTTTCTCTTTACTTCCGGCCTTGATGCGCGCGCGCTTTTTAGCAATGTTTTTGTAAAGTGACATACCGGCACTCCTTACGCCATTTTGATTTTTACGCTCTTCTTGCACGCGCCGCCGGCGGTGCAAAGTGATTTAGAATTGCATGTTGGGCAGGTCTTGAAGCCTGATTTGTTGCCGTATTTCATGTTATGACCTCTTCGATTTTGTGCCGGCACATTTCCAGCGTTTGCGTGATAAATTTAGCGGGCTGTTGGGATCTTTTGCCGCCTTCGGAAACTTCTTCTTCTGCGCTGCGGATCGTGCGCAGTACGCGTCACCCTTCTTGGTGCCGGCCTTGACCCGTGGTCCGCCACCCTTCGCCTTGCCGGCTTGGCCGTAGCTAACTTTGCGGCCGCTGGCGGTGACTTTGACGCGGGCCTTGCCCTTCGCCGGTGTAGATTTGCTCATGCGCCTTCTCCTAACTTGAAGCAATACGGCTTGACCAAAAAGCCCTTGTCAGCCAACTCCATCGCAAAGTTCATTACGTCGGCCTGACATTCAGCTTCGCTATACCATATATTATTTGAGTTTGCGATCACCGTGCAAGACTTCGCGTTTAGTGTCTGGCATATCAGGATGGCCGCGAGAAACATTACTTACTCATGTACTTTGATACAGCGCGGCCACCAAACCAGAAAGATATTATGGCGGCAAATAAACCGGATGTAGCATCGTCCCAAATCAAAGAAAGAGACCTCCCAAGGTCGTTTCCTTGACCCATTAGCGCAATTATAGCCGTCACTTTGATGGCAACGAAAAGGCCAAAAAAAACATAAGTGATGACAGGCCGGACGCTACCTCGTAATGCGTTAATGAAACCTCCAGCATCCATGCTGTCATGCTTATACAGACCCTCCGTTTCTTTTATTTCAGCTTGCTTATCCAAAATATCCAGCTTCAGCTCATTTCGTCGAGCCATCATATCCATCTCTAGCTTCATGCGCTCGAGACTATGCTTGTGTTCCTGACCCGCTCGGAAGAAATTAAGCACCTCCGGTAAAAAGGACGTACCAAAACCGAGTAAACTTCCAAGTAATGTAATCATTTTTCATAACTTTCTTTGTGAACGATCTTGTTTGCAGTCACCGTAGTCGTGGACTCTTTGCCCATCCAAATGCCGAAGGCTCCCGTGAAAGCCCCCGTTACAACTGAAATCAATCCAGCCTGACTGACAGACAAATCCGGCTGAGACATCGCCCACTCCAGACAGCGTATATACATGATCGTCGTGACCAACATCATCAAGCGTGGCAGGATTTTCCAATCATCTAAGACTGTGCGTGCCATTCTATTTTCCTTTTCCAATCTTAAAGCATTGCAAATATTCGTTGGTTTTAGTTACTAAAACGGACGCCTTGCGCAGCTCATCGGAGCATTCTTTCTCACTGCTGTACTGGCCCACTTCAAAGTGTATGACCTGCCCGCTAAGTTGGAACCACAGTAATATCCACATCTACCATTTCCCGTGCTTGACGCCTAAAAAGAACAAAATCAAAATCAAACTGCCAAACCCAGCAAGCAGTAGCGCTATGCCGATTGCCAAGTTTATACACTTGTCGATAAACTCCTGCTTCTTATA